GGGTAAGACATGCAGAAATGTCAATGTATGAATGTTATGATGATAACTTTTATGCTACTGACTTTCATATTGACTTGTTTACAGACACTATGATGGACAATTATGATGTTGACATGGACAAAGCAATCAAAGTTGGCTGGCCTATGGAGTATCTTAAAGATAGCTTAGTACAATATAAAGGTATGGAGAAGCGAGACTTGATCTTGTTTCCTCATCGTGTTGCTCCTGAGAAACAAGTTGAAATCTTTAGAGATCTTAAAGAGCGTTTGCCGCAATATGAGTTTGTTGTTTGTCAAGAACAAGAACTTACTAAGAACGAGTATCACAACTTGCTAGGTGAAGCAAAGATTGTATTTTCAGCTAACCTACAAGAAACACTTGGCATTAGTTGGTACGAAGGTGCGCTAGTAGACGCTATTCCTATGGTACCTGATAGATTGAGCTACAGTGAAATGGCACTGCCTGAGTTTAAATACCCAAGTGCTTGGACTGAAGACTATGACGCTTACTTGCACAACAGAGATAAAGTAATTGCACAGATTGTAAACTACATGGAAAACTATGATGATTTACAAGTGTCTTTAGAAAAGCAACGTACTAAACTAAACAAAGAATTCTTTAGCGGAGCAGCATTGTATGACGCAATCAAAGGATGACAATGAATACACAATTGATTTGTCTAATATGAACGGAACTACTGATACTATTACTATCACTGGCACAAATGATATGGATAGTAGTTGGGTATCTGTAGGAGATATAACAACATCAACTATTGATATTGATAGTATAATAAGCAGCAATGATAATATTACGTTTGATTGGGATAATATTAATATTACACCTACACTATGGCAAGACACTTTGCCTGATGTAGACACTGTTAATAAAATGTGTAAAGAATATCCAGCACTTGCAAAAGCATACGAAAACTTTCAAACTGTATATAAGCTAGTTGAACAAGATTACAAAGGCAAACAAGAGGACAACGACCTATGAGCATGAATCATGACGCAAAGCCTAAAGACGAAGAACTCGAGCGCATGAAGGCAGAGTTTCTTGCTAAGGGCGGAGAGGTTACTAAAGGTAAAACCAAAGCTATGCCCAGTGAACTTGGTATTAGTAACAATCAATGGAACAACAAACTTACTAAAGCAGAAAAAGATGCAAAGGCAGGCAAATGATTAAAAAACATTACTACAGCTGGCAAGACGTTGAGAACGCTTGCACTAACATTGCACTACAAATGTACAAAGATGCATGGCGTCCTGATTACATTGTAGGTATTACACGGGGCGGCAACATTCCTGCTACTATTTTATCTAATATGTTAGGTGTACGTTGTGAGGCATTGAAAGTAAGTTTGCGGGACGATGAGCAAGGTCCTGAAAGTAACTTTTGGATGGCAGAAGATGCATTTGGTTATATTCCTCTAGAAGAACAAGAAACTTGTCGCTGGGATAATAAAATACGCAAAAACATTCTTATTGTAGATGACATCAACGATACTGGTGCTACGTTTAACTGGATTAAACAGGACTGGATGAGCAGTTGTTTACCTAATGAAGACAACGCTTGGAATAGTGTTTGGAACGGCGACATAGCAAATGTAAGATTTGCAACTATTACAGAAAATTTAAGTAGCAACTTCGGCAATGTACGATACAGTGTACACGAAGTTAACAAAGCAGAAGAAGATGTTTGGCTAATTTACCCTTGGGAAAATGTAGGCGAATATTAAATCATATAAAAGGAAAGGAAATGATTTTGAAAGAACAGTTAGTAAAAGCAGCACGTATGCATGCCGAAGGTGAACTCGAAAGAGCAAAGACTAACATTATGGTGTATATGAATCAAAGTGTAGGTATTGGTGAACACAGCGACATTGTAGAAGCTATTCAGGAAGAACTTGACAAGATGGCAAGTGCAACTGATCGTATTGAAATGTTAGAAAAATATTTTTCATAATATACTTGACAAAAGCCTAAATATATGGTATACTTATAATATGAGTGTACCATATTTTATGACATCCTCGTCAATAACTCGGAGAAATAAATGACAAAAAAACTATACGAAAAAATTACCGAACAACTGCAAGCAGACGGCAAAAGATATTGGGCTGGCGATAACATCTCAGACTATGTTGATACCGAAACAAAATATCTTCTCATTGACGAAGCATCAGAAGCATTTGAAACTGTACTTGACACACTGCTGATTGATCGACACAATGATCCTAACTCAAAAGGTACAGCACGTCGACTGGCTAAAATGTACTTTAATGAGATTATGGCAGGACGTTACGACTATCGTCCAGATGCAACTGCATTTCCTAATGATAGTGCCGATCGCTATGAAGGTATGCTTGTGGTACGCTCAGAGCTAAAGAGCATGTGTTCGCATCATCACCAGCCAGTCACAGGCGTAGCATATATTGGTATTATTGCAGCAGAAAAACTTATTGGTCTTAGCAAGTATACACGTATTGCACAGTGGTGCGCTCGACGTGGCACACTTCAAGAAGAACTTGCAAATGATATTGCACGTGAAATTAAAGCAGCAACTGGTGCAGAACATCTAGGTGTTTACATTCAAGCAACACACGGGTGTTGTGAGAATCGTGGCATTATGGCAGCTAGCAGTCTTACACAAACTACTGTACTACGTGGTGCATTTAAAGATGACATGGGTACAAAGAAAGAGTTCTTTGACAATATCAAACTTCAACAGGAGTTTAGCTGCTAATGGGTGATTATATTGCAGTGCGCATGGCACAAGTGTTTATTATAGCAGTGTTTATAATGGGCATGGTCAGTTTAGGAATTGAATTATATACAGGAAGGCTGCCATTATGAAACTAAGATATTCAGAAGCATTTTATAGTGTACAAGGTGAAGGCAAGTTTGTAGGAGTACCTAGTGTATTCCTACGCACTTTTGGTTGTAACTTCCGTTGCATGAACTTTGGTACAGATGAAAAACGTAATCGTACAGAGTTACACGCAGATGGTATTAGATATAATGCAGAAGTAAAAGATTTAATTGATGCAAAGGTACACGAAACAACCGAAAAATTTGAAGACTTGCCTATTATACACACAGGCTGCGATACATACGCAAGTATCTATCCCGAGTTTAAACATTTTAATAGACAAGCAACAGTTGAAGAAGTAGTTGAGCATCTGTTATCACTCACACCTAACGGTAAGTGGGTACAAGAAAATGGACAGGATGTACATCTTATCCTCACAGGCGGCGAGCCGTTGTTAGCGTGGCAACGACTTTACGTAGAACTATTCGAACATCCACGCATGAGAGACTTAAAAAATGTTACATTTGAAACAAACACTACACAACCTTTACACAACGATTTCTATAACTATCTTAACACTCAAGACAGATTTACAGTCACTTGGAGTTGTTCCCCAAAACTTAGCGTTAGCGGAGAACCTTGGGAAACTGCTATATTGCCTGATGTTGCTCGCGAGTATAGCCTTGTTGACGGTAGCGACATGTATCTCAAGTTTGTTGTCGCTACTCAAGGTGACTTTGATGAAGTCGAAAGAGCTGTGGAGGCTTATAGAAATGCCGGGGTACAATGTCCGGTATACCTTATGCCGCTGGGCGGACGCAGTGAAGAATACGCCCTCAATGTTAAAGACGTGGCAGAAGCGTGTATGGCCAAAGGATGGAGATTCACTCCCCGACTCCACATTAGCCTATTCGGAAATGCCTGGGGCACTTGATCAAGTGCAAAAAGAAAAACTTGATAAGGCAATGCAAGCACCTATTAACAAAAACTTAGACGAAGAACTAAGACAAAAAGGACTAATATGAATCACATTTTTACAAGCGAATCAGTAAGTGACGGACACCCAGATAAGGTAGCAGATCAAATATCTGATGCGCTTGTTGATGCTGGATTAGCCGCAGGCGATACAACAACAAGAGTAGCAGTTGAAACACTAGTAACTACCAATATGGTTACTCTAGCAGGAGAAGTTAAGAACTTTAATGTAACTAGAGATGAAGTAGAAAACATTGTTCGAAACAAAGTTAAAGAAATTGGCTACGATCAGAATGGATTTTCTTGGCACAAGTTAAAGTTATATAATGAAATACATGAACAAAGTGCAGACATTGCACTAGGTACAGACGACTTTGGTGCAGGAGATCAAGGACTTATGTTTGGTTATGCTTGCAATCATACCGATAGTATGATGCCTGCACCTATTCATTACAGTCACAAGATACTAGAAAATTTAAAAGCAAAGCGTGGTAATGTATTAGGTCCTGATGCTAAGAGTCAAGTAAGTGTCGAGTACAATGGCGCAAGACGTGAAGGTGTTATCAAACGTATTGATCAAATTGTGGTTAGCACACAGCACACAGAAGGTTGTATAGAAGAAGCAAGACATTTGTGTAAACTTGCAGCAATGGAAGAACTAGGAAACTTAATTGATGAAAACACTGTATGGCATCTTAATCCTACTGGTAACTTTGTTATTGGTGGTCCTGATGGTGATAGCGGTCTTACTGGACGTAAAATTATTGTGGACACTTATGGTGGTTTTGCTCCTCATGGTGGCGGTGCGTTTAGTGGCAAAGATCCAACAAAAGTCGACCGAAGTGCAGCCTACATGGCACGATGGCTTGCCAAAAATGTAGTAGCAGATGAAATGGCAGACTGGTGTAACATACAACTAAGTTACGCTATTGGTGTTAAGCAACCTACAAGCATTTATGTTGATTCAAATGGACACAATCGCAGTATTGAAAAGTTTATTCGAAACGAGATTGATCTAAGTCCAAAAGGAATCATTGACAGATTTGACTTATTCAACTATACTAATTATAGTAACAATTGTACTTACGGACACTTTGGTGACAAAGATGTGCCTTGGGAAAGGATAGGATGGTAATATGAAAAATTTTATAAAAAAACTAACTGGTATGGATAAGGTAGAAGCACAAAAGGCAGAAGTAGAATCTGAAAAGATGGAACTTCTTAAACAACGTGATCCTAAAGAATATGCTACACGTAAGAAGGAGCCTTGGGTAAATGTTATTGATGTTAAAGTTAATGAAGAGAATGTGCGTAATGGTTTCTTTGAACTCGACTGGAACGAATACTTTATCGCACAACTTATTCAATCAGGATACGGTGTCGATAATGATCCGGAAGAAGAAATTGTAGATCGTTGGTTTAGAGACATTGTTTATAATATGCTTGAAGAAGAAGGACAAGACACTAACCGTGGTGCTGGATATATTAATGTTGTTCCTATCGCCAAAGGTAAATCAGAAGTTAGTTGACAACTGTACACAAAGATGTTATACTATATTTAAATTAACACAATACAAGGCAATACAATGGCAACTTATGTACTAGTAGATACTGCTAACACGTTCTTTAGAGCTCGTCACGTTGTGCGCGGCGACATTGATACAAAGGCAGGCATGGCAATTCATATTACACTTAACAGTGTAAAAAAAGCATGGACTGACTTTAAAGCAGATCATGTTGTATTTTGCTTAGAAGGACGTAGCTGGCGCAAAGACTACTACGAGCCTTACAAACGCAATCGACAAGTAGCCCGTGATGCACTTACTCCTGCACAACAAGAAGAAGACACTGTTTTCTGGGAGTTGTTTGACGAGTTTAAAGACTTTGTAAGTGAGAAGACTAACTGCACTGTTATGCAACATAAGCAACTAGAAGCAGATGATTTGATTGCAGGTTGGGTACAATCGCACCCTAATGACGATCATGTTATTGTTAGTACAGATGGTGACTTTGCACAACTTATTAGTCCTCGTGTACGTCAGTACAATGGCGTTGCTAACATGACTATTACACACGAAGGGTACTTTGATGACAAAGGTAATCCTGTTATTGACAAGAAAACTAAAGAGCCTAAAGCTGCGCCTAATCCTGCATTTATGTTGTTTGAAAAGTGTATGCGTGGCGACACTAGTGATAACGTGTTTAGTGCTTATCCAGGTGTACGTACAAAAGGCACTAAGAATAAAGTTGGTCTAAATGAAGCATTTGAAGACAAGCAGTCTAAAGGTTTTAACTGGAACAATATGATGCTACAGCGTTGGACAGATCACAACGGTGACGAACATCGTGTATTAGATGATTACAATCGTAATGTTGTATTGTGTGATTTGACCGCACAACCTGCAGACATTAGAGAGATAATTAATAACACTGTTGCAGAAGTAGAGCCTAAAGAAATTACACAAGTAGGCATGCGTCTTATGAAATTCTGTGCTAAGTGGGACATGCAACGTATTGCAGACCAGGCACAATCTTTTGCACAACCTTTACAAGCGAGGTACCCTAAATGACATTAAAAGCAAAACCAGTATTAAAAGATAAATTTTGGATTATCGAAAACGACGAACAACGCATTGGCACAATGTCGTGGAATGATGATAGGTATATGTTCTCTAGCAATAGAGAGACATGTTTCTTTGATAACAAACGAGAAATGAAGAAAAGATTTGGGACCGACATTGTTTGGACTACCTTAGGTAGTGAAAATAATAAAATAACTTTTAATCATGAAAATTGCACAGTACACGGTTATCCAACTAGTGTAATTCCGTTTAATACAATGTATGACGTAAAACGTAAACTTCCATTGTTTACAAAAAGTAATAAATCTAAAAGTGCATATTGTGCTGGATATTATATTATTCAGTTTGACAAAGGCTGGGTTAAAAGTTTTTGCCCAAAACTAATTACTATCGAGCGTTATAACTTCAAAGGACCATTTAAGACTGAGATAGAAATGCGACAGGAGTTACGCCGTGCAAAAAATTGATCCATTAAACACCATTCCTTTACAGCAATTTTTAAATGCTGTAAAGGCAGCTGAACAAAGTCGGGCAAGAGAAGTTAAACTTGACATTGCAACAGCTAAAACATTAGCATTTACCTTAGGTGCTGTTATGAGTAGACTACATGGCGACTTAGAAAAACTTGTTGCAGAATCTAAAAATAGTGATGACGAAGTTATACAAATTAATTTAGATGGCGGATCTAAGTTTTAAGTGCGTAGTTAATGTTTTAAAAAGATAAATATATGCGTAGTTAATTATAAGGATTACGCATATGAGCAGACCAAAGCCAACAGTTATATTAGAAAACATTAACAATAAGACTTATAAGAGCGAACAAGTACTCGAAGCTGAGGCAATATGGGCAGTGTTTTATCAAAGCAAGCCTTTTAATTTAAAAAGTGCAAACGCTCTTACAAACTATCCAGGACCTAAGTATAAGAAAGTTAGTTTTTCAAACCCAGGACACGCACACAATCTTGCTAAAAAATTAAACGAAATGTTTAAGTGCGAAGATTTTGTAGTTTATAAACTTACTACTGGCGAGTTAGTTACAGAAGAATGAACTGGAAAGAAGTATATACAAAGCTCTTTCTAAAAGAACTAGGTAAGAGCACCAATAATGTTACTATAGCAGAATACATGCCGATATGGTGGAAGAACAATAGAGAAAAGGACGAAGGTGGCCTGCGTCTTACAGAAGCTGGGTTTGATATATTAACAGAAATAGATTTAGCTACTTATGATATTCCGTATCCAAGAGATGTTCCTTTATCTACTCAAGTGATCATACACCTTGACAAGTTTATTGACTGTCCTTACTATCTTACAAATAGAAGTATCATAGTAACGAACGAAAAGAAAGCAGTTGAGCTTACTCTTTTTAGTGGTGATTTACGCAAATACGGCCTAACAAAAGCAATTACTAGACAAAATAAATCCTAAGTTATTGAAATTAAACAAGTTCTTTTTTTAGAAAACAGTTGACAAATCCTGTAGATATGTTATTATATATGTATAGTTTAAATAAACACACTGATGTAAACAAAGAGGGAATACACAATGGATACTTCGACTCGCACAGTTAGCCCAAACGGCGCAAAAAACAGCATTAAACATGCGCTTAAAAAGCAGCGTCCTATTTTCTTATGGGGTCCTCCAGGTATTGGTAAGAGTGACATTGTACGTCAAGTTAACGACACCTTTGCAAACTCGCATTTGATTGACATTCGTTTGAGCCTTTGGGAGCCTACAGACATTAAAGGCATTCCTTACTTTGACAGCAACTCAGGTACAATGGTATGGGGTGCGCCTAACGAACTTCCTTCAGAAGAGTTTGCAGCACAGTATGATCATATTACACTGTTCTTAGATGAGATGAACTCGGCAGCGCCTAGTGTACAGGCAGCAGCATATCAGCTTATTCTTAACCGTCGTGTAGGCACTTACAAGTTACCAGACAACGTTTCTGTTGTTGCAGCAGGTAACCGTGAAGCTGATAAAGGTGTTACGTATCGTATGCCTGCTCCGTTGGCTAACCGCTTTATTCACTTAGAACTTGCTGTTAACTTTGACGACTGGTTCAACTGGGCAGTTGCTAACAATGAGCACACTGATGTTGTAGGCTACTTGACTTTTGCTAAGAAAGACCTGTATGACTTTGATCCTAAGAGCTCATCACGTTCGTTTGCAACGCCTCGTTCGTGGTCATTTGTATCAGAATTGCTAGAAGACGAGTTAGACGAAAACACCACTACAGATCTTGTAGCAGGTGCAGTAGGCGAAGGCTTGGCTGTCAAGTTTATGGCACACCGCAAGGTAGCTGCTAACATGCCTAACCCTACTGATATTTTAACAGGCAAAGTAAAAGAGTTGAAAACTAAAGAAATTAGTGCTATGTACTCTTTAACAGTGTCTTTGTGCTACGAGCTTAAAGAATCCTGTGACAACGGCGATAAGAAGTTTGATGACAAAGTTAACAACTTCCTGCGCTTTTCAATGGATAACTTTGACACTGAGCTTGTTGTAATGGGCATTAAGCTTGCACTAACACAGTACGGCTTGCCAATTGATCCAGATGAAGTAGAGTGCTTTGATGAGTTCCACGACCGTTATGGCAAATATATTAAGGCTGCAAACGCTGCTTAACGAACTAAAAAGGACAAGTTCTTTTGAGCTTGTCCTTTCTTTCGACAAATATAATGGTTGACATATATACTATAGATGCTATAATATATGTATAAGTTAGATAAAGGGCAATGACATGAGCACTAAAGATACAGCAAGTAAACTAAAAAACTTTACTCCAGATCCGGATATTACACCCGAAGCATTAGAAACAATGCGTGTAGAAGTTATGGATCGTATTATTACTGCACGTATTGGCTTGCTACTGCGTCATCCGTTTTTTGGCAACATGGCTACACGCTTAAAAATTATTGCGGCAGATGACTGGCTTCCTACTGCGGCTGTAGATGGTCGCAACCTTTATTACAACACACAATTCTTTAATGCAATGAACAATAAAGAAATTGAGTTTGTTGTTGCACACGAAATCTTGCATATGGTATTTGATCACTTAGGACGGCGTGAAGATCGCAATCCTATGATTTACAACATCAGCGCAGACTACATTGTAAACAATACACTTGTGCGTGATCGCATTGGTACTATTCCAAGCATTGTTGATTGCTATCAAGACTTTAAGTACGAAGGTTGGACTAGCGAAGAAGTATATGATGATGTATATGAAGAGGCTAAAAAGAACGGCGAAGAATACTTAAAACAACTTGGCGAAATGTTAGACGAACACCTTGACATGGACGAAGGTGACGAAGGCAGTTCAGACGGTGATGTAGACGAAGACAGCAACGGTAATGCTACAAGCAAATCTAAGCCTAAGTACTCTAAAGAAGACATGAAGCAGATCAAAGATGAGATCAAAGAGAATATGATCTCTGCGGCACAGAGTGCTGGTGCTGGCAATGTTCCAGGTGCTGTACAGCGCATTATCAAAGAGCTTACTGAACCTAAGATGAACTGGCGTGAAATTATCCGTCAGTCTGTACAAAGTTCTATTAGAAGTGACTACACATTTAGTCGTCCAAGTCGCAAAGGTCAGATGAGCGGTGCTATTTTACCTAGCATGGACTTTGAAGATACTATTGATATTGCAGTTTGTATAGACATGAGTGGTTCGATTGGCGAAGTACAAGGCAAAGATTTCTTAGGTGAAATCAAAGGTATTATGGAAGAGTTTCCAGACTATAACATTAAAGTATGGTGCTTTGATACTAGAGTATACAACGAAGAAGACTTTGAAGCTAACGACGGCAAAGACTTGCTGGACTACCAATTAATGGGTGGCGGCGGCACTGACTTTATGGCTAACTGGACATATATGAAAGAACAAGATTATGTTCCTAAGAAACTTATTATGTTTACAGATGGTTATGCATGGGATAGCTGGGGTGATCCAGACTACTGTGATACAGTGTTTGTTATTCACTCAAACCGTGATAAGAATTTAGAAGGACCGTTTGGTACCTCGGTACATTACGATGCAGCGGCATGATTAAGAATAAAAAGATAAATTCATTAAATGTATTTGAAGTGAGGCAAGTTAAATCGGCTCCGCCCCATTTCGAGTACGTTAACTTACCTATGAAATATAATTTAGAGGAAAGTTTGGTTAAATGGATTAAGCAGAATCTAAAAAATAGATTCTATGCAGGCAAAAATATAAGTCTAGACAGTGATAACAAGTTGGTACAAGTTTTAACTGTAGGGTTTGAAGAGACCAAAGACATGAGTTATTTCATGTTAGCGTGTCCACATTTAAAGTACAAATAAATAAAGTACGCATATATAATATAACAAGGAGATAATTATGAGCGAAGAAACTAATGTCGAAGCAACTGCAACTACAGAAGCACCGACATCCGAAGCACAGGGTCCTGATCTAACTGTGCAAGATTTGCAAGCATTAAAAAGCATCATTGATGTTGCAAGTCAGCGAGGCGCATTTAAGCCTAATGAAATGATGACTGTAGGACAAACTTATGGTAAACTAGAAACATTTTTAGCAGCCGTTGCACAACAGCAGCCTGCACAAGGAGAATAATATGTTAAAGCACGTAGGACGGATGACACATAACAATCGTAGAGTAATTGTTGCATACAAAGTACTCCCTGGAGATCCAGAGAATTGTGTTGTAGTAACAACTGAAAACTTAGAAGCAGGTGATCACGATGCACTAATCAAACTTGTCGAATCTCCCGCAGGACAAGAAGCAGATGATTTAGCAACTGTTATGATGCGTACACAACTATCAGACGGTAGTAACATGCTTGCACGGTTCCACACAACTGGTAAGATGGTTAAAGTAAAGACTTCTGAGGTTGATATGATTCCTAATCAGAATACCTCTATTAAACTAAGCGAACTTAATGAAGCTATTGCACAACAAAAAGGTATAACTGTTGCTGACTTAGCAGTTAAAGGCCCAGATGGTAAAACTGTGCAATCATCAAACGCACCATCAATGACTGCTAGTGAAATGGCTGCGGCGGCACCTAATGTAGCACCTGTTGCAGACGATGGTGTAATTACTGACGAAGAACTTGCTAAAAAATTCCGCAGTGATGCAGATCGTCTAAGCAAAGAAGCAGCTGAACTTCGTAGACAAGCTGAAGAATTAGTTCCAACTAAAAAGAAAGCATCTACAAAAAAGACTGCGCAAAGTGCCTAAAAACAAATTACCACCCGACGTAATACAACACTGGCCAGAAATATTTGAAGATGTTGAGATTCACGCTGTACCAATAGAGTACATCAGTAAAGTTTATGTTCATTTCCACGATGGAAAAATTTGGGAAATTGACATAGACAAGCAAGGTATTAGTAACAATACTGATATAAATGATATCGAAAACAGTCTAGAAACATTTTTAACACAATATAATGATGATATCGATCATGTAGATTTTAGACTAAACACATCAAAAGTAGTTGACGATGTTAAAAAACGTACAAGATCTTTTATGAAGAAACGGAAATAGATCCCAGGTTATCTTTAAAAATGTATAAATACTAGTAATAGATATTCTAGGAGTATACACAAATGGCATTACGTCTAAGACGCGGAATCGATGCAGAACGACTGCTAATGACACCTGTAGAGGGTGAATTAATCTACACCACCGACACTAAACTACTGTATGTAGGTGACGGATCGACAGCAGGCGGAACATTAGTTACTGGTGCAGGCGGTGGTGGATCAGCAACACTAGCAGGATTAACTGACACCGACTTAACTGGTGTAGAAAATAATCAAGTTCTAACTTACTTGTCCGGAACTAACAAGTGGGAACCAACTACGCTGCCAGGAGTTGGTGCACTTGCACTAAATGATTTAACTAACGTAAACACTGGTGGCGTAGCAACTTGGGATGTACTACAATATGACGGTGTTAACTTTGTTCCAAAAAGTATCGACGAAGCTTTAGCAACTGATAACGATAGCTCAATAGCAATCAATACAGTAGGTATACATACAGGAAATGTAGTCGGTAGCGTAGACGGCGATGTAACAGGCAGCGTATTTGCCGACGATAGTACAATTATGGTAGATGCTGTTAGTAACACACTTTTTGCAGGCAACATAGAAATATCAAGTAATGGCATAGAGCATAGCGACAGCCCAAGTTTAGCTATTACAACTACTGCTGTTGTTGATGTTTTTGCAGATTCACTCAACTTAAATGTAGCAGGCGACGGCACTCTTGGTGGTAGCGCTAACCAATTTCGACAAAGAGTTGCAAAAAATTCTCTGTCAAATCCAGCAGCGTTTACGTATGATGACATTTATCCATTTATACAAACTCAAATATGGGACGGTGCTGACTGGAATACTAATATTAACATA